CCAGAAACAATGGACAGGGTTAATGCGATTGAGAGTGGCTCATCTTATTATCCTTTCCAAATAGATGTGGTCAAGGAACAAACAGGTATGCTAAAGTTTCAACCAGAATATTTATCTGGTTCAGCTTTGGTGTTTATGTTTCCAGGTCACAACGAAAGACTCATGCCTGTCACTGAAATAAAAGATGATAAAGGTGTGAAGGAGTGGGCTGTATGAGTCACTTAATATTTTCTGTCATAATATTTATTACCTTGACAGCAATGCCACTATCTATTATAGTCGGCATACTAACTGACGATGCGTTTCGAAATGTGTTCGCATACGCAATGACAACATTATTTATTTACATAGGAGTAAAAGCATGGCTGATCCCTACAAGAAAAAGATAGAACAAGATGATGATATCTTGGAAGATGGTGACTTTGTATTAGATGGATACACAGTTAACCTTGAAGACGCAACTAAACACAATGACGATTTGAGTTTAGATTACAACGACTACGAACATATACAGGAGGAATATGGCATACAATCCGAAGACGTACAACCTATTGCACTCGACAGATTTATCGAACGCATTGGAAAAAGCCGTCGATCATCTAGATAATAGTGATAGCGACGAGCCTTGTATATATCTACGGCATGACAAACCATTCGCTTTGAAGATGAGATTGTATAGATATGTCAAAGCATATCGTACTCAAATGAAAAGCAAAGATGATGTAGATGAAATGCGATATGATCATTTAGTGTTTGACATTAAAAATGATTGTGTTAGAATTACATCTTCATTAGAAACAAAGTCATTTGATATGACTGATGAGGAAGGAAATAAACTATGAAGAAGATGAGCAGTAAAGCAGAAGAAAGATTTGTGAATTGTATTGATGATTTAAAACAACCAATCACAGATCTTGTTTTGAAGTATGATATTTATACAGTGCAAGCCGCACTTGTAGAAATGGGATTACGTATGGCTTTACTTGGATCGGGTACTAATCATGCGTTGCAAATGTTTGCAGCGTGCGTGCATAACATGACAACGATTGGTGCCATGATTGAGAAAGATATTATCGCCATGAGGGATGATGATAAAAAACCAGACGAGATAGAGGACTGGCATTACAATGCAAACATTACAGGGAAGACGATACATTGAAGTTAAAAACTTACATCAAGGCGAAGAAGAAATTGCTATCAGTAAAGAAGAGCAAGATCATTTGAGTCACGTACCAACACAACTTAAGTATTGGGCAGACGAGATGTATGACGCAGAGTTCGAAGGTAGATGGCGGCAATACCACGAAGCAAAAGCAATCTACCTTCGCTTTAAAAAATTAAGTGAAGAAGGAGTGGAGTATGAACCAAATTTTTAAAAGAATATATTTAATTTTATTCAAAGGGTTTGCTTACCTAGAAACATTTACAGGTAAGGCAAGAGTATGGGCATTAAATAGAATGCACAGCATGGATTATAAACCTCATAAAAATTATATGAGGGGAAGGAGAATAAGAAAATGAAGTATGACGTTACAACAAACCATATGTTTACACAGCATTGGATAGTAGAAGCAAAAGATAAAAACCAAGCGGCTGAAAAAGTTATGCAATCAGACATGAAGTTTGATAAGACTAGTCGTAAGTTTGTATCTAATAAATTAACTATGGGTTTGGTTACAATACCAGATGCAAAGATCATGGCTGTAGAAGAATATGAACCAGACATGACACCAAACTATGATGAGATTAAAATAGGAGGAACAGATCCAGAATGAGTGAGATAGAAATACCAACAGAACTATTAGAAAAAGATCCTATGGAACTAGCAGACAATCAGCAAGACATTGATAAGATCATTGAGTATCTCAAAGCTACTCGTGAGAATATCAGAGCGGCAGAAAAATCTGGTAAAAGAATCACAGGCAAGGCGGCGAGAACTAAAGCTAAACCTGTAACAGAAGGTAGCATACTTGATGTGCTAGTTAAAGATGTCTAAACCAGATAAGGTTCCAAAGTATATTTATGTAGACGATCAACCTAAGCAGGTTGTCTGGGATACGTCAAGTCTTTCGTCTTTCTTGGCGTGCCCCCGTCTATATAATCTAACTAACTTACGTGGATACAAATTAAAAAGCTACGGAACAGTAACAGGATTTGGATCAGCAGTACACGATGCATACGAGATCTTAGATAGAGGTAGATTCCATAACAAAGATAAAGAAGAAACGTTACGTGAAGCGATACAGTTTACACTAAAAAATTATGGAGAAGATTTATCTATGGCTGAAGATAAAGCCAGAGGTTTAGAAGCTACCCTTCGTGCAATCGTATGGAGAGTAGAAGAATACTGGGAAGATAATATAAAGATTGCGGCTATGCCCAACGGAGAGCCGTGTCTTGAGAAAAGATTTGAAGTACCTTTTGGTAAGTCTGGTAAGAGATTCTCTGGTAGGATTGATAAGATTGTGGAGTTCGAAGGTGGCTTGTATCTGTGCGATACAAAAACAACTAAGGCATCTTTGAGTGAAATGTATTTTAGAAACTACCAACCGAACAACCAAGTGTATGCATACTTGTGGGCGGCGAGACACATATTAGATTTACCTGTGCGTGGTTTTATTATTGATGCAGTGCAAACAGGTGTACACTTTTGTAGATTCAATCGTGCTGTGTTCAATGTATCTAACTTATCTATTGATGAATGGTATGCAGATACAGCTTACAGTTTAGAAGTATCTGATACGTATCACGCACATCAATATTACCCAGCCAACTTCACGTCATGTGGTAACTACGGTGGTTGTAAGTTCAGAGAAGTGTGTTCTGAATCACCCGATCACCGTGCCACAATACTACGTGAAGACTTTGAAGTTGCGTTACACGACGACCTGATTCGTGAAGGCGAAGTGATACACGCAGAAGAATTATTTAGGAGAAACAAATGAGACAATTTATAACTAACTCATGGCATGGTGTCATGAATCACAGAAAGAATCCATTGCGTCACGTACCAGATGAGAACGTAAGACATTTAATTATGCAGTTACTTGCTTGGATGTGGTGCATTGCTTTTTCTTTGTACTTTTCTTCTTGGTATTTGTTTGGCATTACAGTAGTGTCACACTTTGTTTTTATCATTGCAATCTTTGTGACGGTCATGTCATTTAGATTGGTACCAGAACCAGAAGATCAATACGAAGATGACTTAGATCCTTTAGACGACGAAGTATAAAAACTTCTTGACAAAAATTTTAATTGTGCTAATATTACAAAATACAGGAGACAAATATGGCAAGTATAAAAAATCATACATCAGTAGATGTAACCAAGCTACTACTCGTAGGGGATAGTGGCTCTGGGAAAACGGCTTCATTAGCCACCCTTGCAAACGCAGGATACAAGTTACGTATCTTGGACTACGACAACGGCTTAGACATTTTACCCGAGTTCTTAAATGATACAGGTGTCAACAACGTTTCTTATGTTACGTTGAAAGATCCTATGGGTAGAGCGGAGGCGTTTCGTAAGGGGGCATCTTTAATTTCTAATTGGAAAGATGAAGATGAGGAATACGGTCCTGTTTCTAAATGGACTAACAAAGATGTGTTGGTTATCGATAGCTTGACGTTGATGGGCGAGGCGGCACTTCGTGCGGCTCTTGTTTTCAACAACAAGAAATCAACTGACCAGGCGTCGCAACCCGAATGGGGAACGGCGGCTCGTGATGTACAACATATCATACAGTACATAACAGGATCGGAAGTGCCTTGTAACGTGGTTGTTACAACGCATATGCAATACATGGAAGGAGATATGGGCGTGTCCAAAGCGTACCCAACTAGCGTAGGTTCTAAACTATCTACAAAGCTAGGCAGATACTTCAACTGTGTGTGCAGAATTGATACACGTTCTTCTAGCAAAGGAACCGAGCGTACATTACGTACTGTATCTGATCACAGGATGGATCTCAAAGTTACTGCACCAAGTCTTATTGGTCAGACAACTGAGTTGGATCTAGCTAAGTTGTTCAGTGCAATACAAACTAATGCACGCAAGAAGTTGTCAGCTGACAATGTAATTAACTTAAACAAAGGAGGTAATTAATGGCTGATATTTCAGACTTTTTATCGATGAATCCAGATGACGTACAGGAGCAGATGCCCTTACCAGAGGGTAGCTACGACTTCGTTATCACGTCTTATCGTACGGATAAAGTCGGTGAAAACCAAAACGAGATCGTAAGGATCAATGTCAAGGCGAATGCTGTCTTGGAATCCGAGATCTCAGATAGTGATTTAGATCACTGCGAGCCAACCAGAATGGAGTTCTGGGCTACGGCTAGAGCGTTAGGACAGGGTAACCCTGTGATTTCTATTAAGAAGTTCCTAACTAAAACACTCGGTATGAGTGGTGCTAACTTTGGCGAAATGCTAGAGCAAAGCATTGGTCAAACATTTTCTGGTGTTGTGAAACACGAAATGGTGGGCCGAAACAAAGACATACTACAAGCTTCGATTAAAAGAATAATCAACAAGGCGGCGTAGTATTATGGGTGAGTATGCAGTACACAAGAACATAGCTTCGCAGATTGTAGATGGTGCAAAGATTGCAATCGTCATGGATTATCCAACAGTCAATGAGGTTCGTTTAAATAAAATACTTGCAGGCGATTATCTACTAGGCAAGGTATGTAAACTAGCAGGGATACAGCTGGAAGAATGCATGCTCACCCACGTCTTTCAAAGACGACCAGCACAGGAAAACTTACAAAACTTTTTTCACAAGAGAAGTGAATACAAGGCTTTGTGCAAAGGAACAGAGTGGCGAACACCCTATCCGTCCTCAACGTTAGGGTTTCTAAAACAGGAGACGCAACCACATCTGGAGAGGCTGTACAGAGAAATCAATGAGGTCAAACCTAATGTTATTATAGCACTGGGTGCGATATCATTGTGGGCATTCACAGGGTATGACAAAATTGGAACTTATAGAGGGGCGCTCATCTCCTCTAACACCTCACACATCAATGATGAAATAAAAATAGTTCCATCGTATGCCCTGTCGAGTGTCTCAAAGAACTACGCATTGAGATCTATTGTCTACTCAGACTTTAAGAAAGCATTGCGTGAAGCAGATACAAAAGACATAGTAAATATAGAAAGAGAACTCTGGATCGAACCGAGTATAAACGACTTAGATAAATTTAAACAAGACTTCATTAGAAGAGATAACGCGAAACATCCTTTGGCATTCGATATAGAAACAGCTGGTGGGCAGATAACTTGTATTGGGTTTGCCCCCTCTTCGACCCATGCCATTGTCGTACCATTTACATATGGGTACTGGAAGAAAGATGATGAAACAAAAGCGTGGGATTGGGTTAAAGAATTATTAGAAGATGAACGCATTACAAAGGTGGCACAGAATCAATCTTATGATGTGTCTTGGTTAACATATAAAAAGAATATAAATGTAAAGGGTATAGTGCATGACACGATGCATGCACAACATGCTTTGCAACCAGAAATGGAAAAAGGTTTAGGCTTCTTAGGCTCCATATACACTAACGAGGGTGCATGGAAAACTCTAGCCAAGTTTTCACACAGCACGAAAGCCGATGAATAATGAAGCGACCAAATTACTTCTCTGCCAAAGATGTAGACGAGAAGTGGGAAGAACACGAGAACATAGTACGCATGTGGCGTGCCGTGTTGGATCAAGTCCTACAAGATTTAGTTTACGAAGGTAAAGGAAAAGAAGATAAGAAAGCACATTTAGCCGCATGGGAGTGGCTGAATGAAACAAACGAGGATAGTAATTTTAATTTAATCTGTGACCTCGCAGACTTAGATGACAAGACTACTCGAAAAGAAATATATAAATTGATGGAGAAATTTTATGGTAGTAAATATAGAAGAAAACTTGAAAGAAGCCTTGAAGATATTAAGAGGGCCAAGAGAGAAAGAGTACGGGGACAAACAAACTAATCACACAAACATTGCAAACTTATGGTCAGCATATTTAGATAAAGATATTACTGCACACGATGTTGCTATGCTTATGTTATTATTAAAAGTTGCAAGAACTAAATCACCTAACCCTACAAAAGATACATATGTAGATATGGTTGGATACTCTGCAATCGCAGGAGAGTTGGCAGATGATAAAAGTAAGTAATAATAATTTAGACTTATCACCATACGACGACGATCAGATTAACTGGATCTACTGTGCCTTGGATTGCACACTTACCCAAGAGATATGGGAGAAGATAGAAAAAGAATTTGATGAGACTACCAGACGTACATATGGTTTTGAAATACAAAGTTTAAAACCAGCTATGGCTATGACTATGCGTGGTCTACGTGTTGATGAAGACAAAGTAAAAGCAATTAGAAAACCTTTACAAGAAAAAAGATTACGCTTGGAAAGAATGATACATTTGTTTTCACAAGCTGTGTCTGGTAAAGATTTAAATCATAACAGTCCTACTCAACTTAAAAAATTATTATATGAAGATCTTAATTTACCACCTGTAGTTTCATACAAGAAAGGTAAACAAAAGATATCTACTGATCGCGACGCTTTAGAATCGTTGGCAGAATCTTACCCAAGAGCAAGACCCTTCTGCAGAACTATCCTGGCGTTGCGTGACATAGATAAAAACCTTGCAGTCCTTAGCTCCAAGCGTGACAAGGACGGGAGAATAAGATGTTCTTACAACGTCGCAGGTACAGAGACAGGCAGATGGTCTTCAAGAGAATCACCGTGGCGTACAGGCACAAACTTACAGAACATAACAAAAGATTTACGTGAAGTATTTATACCAGATGAAAACAAACAAATGTTTTATGCAGACTTAGAACAAGCTGAGTCTCGTGCCGTTGCATACTTGGCTGCCGATCAAAACTACATTGATGTATGTGAGAGTACAGATTTGCATACCGAAGTTGTTAAAATGGTATGGCCCAACATGGGTTGGTCTGGTGATCCAAAGCAAGACAGAGCATTGGCTGATATGAAATACTACATGCATCACAGTTACCGTGACATATGCAAACGAGCGGGACACGGAACAAACTATGGTGTATCGCCTCACTCTTTGGCAAGACAGATAAAGATCAAAGTGTCGCAGGCTACAAGATTTCAGTTGCTTTATTTTGGTGGTGTGATATCTTCTACAAGTTTAGAAAGATGGCACAAACAAGACCCACAAGGTGGATACAAAGAGTTACTTGACAAAGGAGAAAAGATATCGAAGGATACCTTAAAGATCAAGGGGGCATTTCCTGGGATACGTGTATGGCATAACACGATACAACAAGAACTTCTTGCTAAAGGTAGTCTCGTTACTCCGATGGGTAGACGTAGACATTTTTGGGATAGACTCAAAGATGCTTCTACTTTACGAGCGGCGATAGCTTTTGTTCCACAGTCTACGATAGGTGACTTACTTAACTTAGGTTTGTGGAGAGTATGGAAAGAATTAGAAACCGAAGGTGTTGAAGTGTTGGGTCAAGTACATGATGCAATACTTGGGCAGTGTGATAGAGATAAGATAGATGATCTCATGCCAAAGGTTCTTGATAAAATGCACAATCCATTGGAGGTCAATGGACGCACAATGTTAATACCTTCTTCCGTAGAGGTGGGAGATAATTGGAAGGATATGAAACCGTGGACAAAATAAAAATATATGTAGAAGATGGAAAGATTATAGTTAAAGAACCGAATGGTACAATCAAATGTGACGGAGCAGAAATAAGTGGACCATCTGTTGTGATGCAAGACGAAGATAAAAATGTATGGATAGAAACAGAATCTAAAGTTATAAAAGTAGTGAAGATCCCAGCCCAAAATATTACAACGCAGAATGAAAAGTAATGGCAAGAAGATTCAAAGATTTTATACAGGCGTCTGTTGATGCAGTAAAAGATAGCCCTATCCCTAAACCATTTGCAAAGTGGACTGCGTTGTCTGCTGTGTCTGGTGCTTTAGGCAGAAGAGTTTGGTTTCCTATGCCTAATTATAATATAGGTTCTAATCTTTTTGTTATACTAATAGCATCGCCAGGCAGAAACAAATCTGTTAGTTTGATACTACCATTCTCAAAAGTATTTAGCAAACTTACTTCACCTGTCGGCGCTACAGAAGACGATCATAATTTTAATTCTGGATTAGATGAATATGGTTTACGTAAGTATCCTTTATATACTATACAGGATAGAATTACACCAGAGAAACTTGCTGTTGATATGACAAAGGTTACACGTCTTGATTTAAGATTGTGTACTGAAGAGAACCCAGAGTTCTACGATTCATCATTGACTTTAGTTACATCTGAGTTTGGTACATTCATGGGTCGTAATGAAAGATACTTGCAAATGTTTTTAACAGACATGTGGGATGCAAAAGATTCTTACAGTCACAAAACTAAAACAGCTGGTGAGTATATAATACAAGGCCCTTGCTTAAATTGGATAGCTTGTGCTACGCCTACACAGTTTGTAGATAACTTACCAGAAGATGCGAAGTCACAAGGTTTGTTATCAAGAATCATACCTGTGTTCTATGAAGGAGAAAAGATACCACAAGATCTTAGACAAAAAGTTATTAGTGAACATACTATAAATGATTTAAGAAATGATCTAAGTAAGATTGCTTTGATGCGTGGACCAATGGAGTTTGAAAGAGATGCGTTTGAGATAGCTAACACAGATATCTTTGACGGCATACAACCAGAGCCTACCGATCCACACTTGTCAGAGTATTGTCAAAGACGTGTGTCTCACTTTTTAAAAGTTGCTATGTCTGTGTCTGCTTCAAGATCTTCTTCATGCAAGATATCTAAAGACGATTGGACAATCACAAAAGAGATTATGTTTGACATGGAACAGAACATGCCCAAAGCTTTGGAAGGTTTTGGTATGGCAAAGACAGGAAGGATTGCTCATGATATGAAGGTGTGGCTTGATGCCACACTTTCTACCAGCGGCAAGAACCATATGCAGTTACGCTTCTTCAAGAGAGAACTGCTACGTAAGATACAGAATCCAGGCGAGTTAGATCAGACAATCAAAGCTATGCAAGATTCTGGGTATATTAAATTAGAAGGCAATTTAATTTTTCCAAAAAAGTAATTGCTTCGTGAAACAAAAAATGTTATACTGCGCACTTTGTGTGTTAAGAAAGAGGAACTATGAAACTAGACATTGATATAACTAAAGACGACATGTTGCCCAAGAATGCTGTGGATATCTTGCGTGACAGGTACATGCTACCAGAAGAGATCAGCCCACAGGAATCATTTGCCAGAGCCTGCATGGCTTTCGCAGACAACAAGGCACATGCCGAGAGACTATATAAATATGTATCTAATCTTTGGTTTATGTTTGCTTCACCCTTGCTATCTAATGGCGGCACGGACAGGGGCTTACCTATATCATGTTTCCTAAACTACGTACCCGACAGCAGAACAGGACTGGCTGAGCACTATACTGAGAACATCTGGTTATCTAGTATGGGGGGCGGAATAGGGGGTTATTGGGGCCATATTCGCTCACAGGGACAGTCTACTAGTAAAGGTAATAAAACCACAGGGGTTATTCCTTTTATGCACGTAGTGGACTCACAAATGGTCGCATTCAACCAAGGATCTACAAGACGTGGATCATATGCTAGTTACATGGACATATCTCATCCAGAGATTATAGAGTTTATGGAAATGAGAAAGCCAAGTGGTGGAGATATCAATAGAAAGAATCTAAATTTACACCATGGGGTAGTAGTATCTGACAAGTTTATGAAGGCAGTCGAAGGAGATCTAGATTGGGATCTGATAGATCCAAACAGCAAGGAAGTTGTTAAGAGTGTGAAAGCTAGAACTCTGTGGATAAAGTTATTGGAGACAAGGGTAGCTACAGGTGAGCCATACATTATGTTTGGTGACACGGTACAAAGAGGGCTGCCAAAAGAATTAAAAGCCAAGGGTTTGAAAGTACATCAATCTAATTTATGTAGTGAGATTACTTTACCAACGGCAGAAGATAGAACAGCAGTATGTTGTTTGTCTAGTTTGAATTTAGAATACTTTGATGAGTGGTCAAAAGATGAAATGTTTATAGAAGATATTGTTAGAATGTTAGACAATACTTTAGATTCATTTATTAAATCTGCCCCCTCTACAATGTGGCGTGCAGTAAAGAGTGCACAGTCAGAAAGATCTATTGGTCTAGGTACAATGGGTTTCCATTCTTACTTACAAAAAAGTGGTATAGCTTTACAAAGTCCTATGTCTATGGGTCCTAACCTAAAAATATTTAAACATATTAAAACTAAATGTGACAAAGCTAACATGCTTCTTGGAAAAGAAAAGGGTGAGGCACCAGACATGAAAGGTACTGGTAAAAGATTCTCACACATGACAGCTATTGCACCTAATGCAAGTAGTTCTGTTATATGTGGTAACACATCACCAAGTATAGAACCATTGCGTGCCAACGCATTCTCTCAAAAAACTTTGAGTGGTTCGTTCTTGTTAAAGAATAAATACTTAGAACAATTATTAGAAAAGAAAGGAATGAATACAAAAGATGTTTGGTCTAGCATTATCACTTCTGGAGGAAGTGTTCAGCATTTGGACTTCCTCAATGCACAAGAGAAGAACATATACAAAACCGCAATCGAAATTGACCAAGCTTGGTTGGTTGACCTCGCGGCAGAAAGACAAAAGTACATCTGTCAAGCGCAGTCGTTAAATTTATTTTTCCCGCCAGACGCAGATGTTAGAAGATTAAATAGTGTTCACAAGAGAGCGTGGACAAAAGGATTGAAGACTTTGTATTATTTACGAAGTGAAGCTATTAAGAGGGCAGAGAATGTATCTATGAAAGTAGAACGTCAAGTCAGACAAGATAGTTCAGAAGATGAATGTGTAATGTGTCAAGCGTAAGGAGGAAAGATGTCAGTATTTGAAGCACGAGATTATTACAAACCATTTAAATATCCATGGGCTTTTGAAGCTTATGATATGCAACAAAAAATGCACTGGCTTCCAAGTGAGGTGCCGTTACATGAAGATGTAAATGATTGGAACAACCGTATGGATACGGCTGAAAAGAATTTAGTTAAACAGATATTAACTTTCTTTACACAAGGAGATGTTGATATCGCACAAGCTTATATGGATGTATACATGCCTATGTTTAAACAACCAGAAATAAGAATGATGTTGTCTGCTATCGCAACCAGTGAAGCGAACCACGCACACTCTTATTCTTTGTTGAATGATACAATAGGTATGGATGACAAAGAGTATAAAGCTTTTCAAGAATACGCGGCCATGAACGACAAGCATGAGTATCTCTGGAAATCTAAGGGGGGCACAAGAGATGAACAGCTTGTTCGTGACATGGCTGTGTTCTCAGCATTTGGCGAAGGCTTGCAACTGTTTGCAAGTTTCGTCATGTTGCTGAACTTCCAACGTCATGGTAAGATGAAAGGCATGGGACAGATTGTTGCATGGTCTATCCGTGATGAGTCGCATCATGTAGAAAGTATGATTAAATTATTTCATTGCTTACTAGATGAGAAGCCACATGTTTGGAATGATAATTTTAAAAAGAGTCTGTATGATATATGCCGTGACATGGTTACACTTGAAGATAGATTTATAGATCTAGCTTTTGAGTTAGGTCCTGTTGAAGGACTAGAACCACATGAAGTCAAGCAGTACATCAGACACATAGCGGACAGAAGATTGCTGCAACTAGGATTGAAACCTAATTACGGTGTCAAAGATAACCCACTCGAATGGGTCGACTGGGTAGTAAACGGTGTTGAACACACTAATTTTTTCGAGAACAGATCCACAGAGTACGCAAAAGGTGCACTTCAAGGGGATTGGGCTGATGCTTTTTAGCTTGACACGAAATCAAAAGTGTGCTATTATTACAGAATAAGGGGGCAGAATGGGGTTAGTCAGAAATGATTGACCCCACTGTTTTTTGTGTGTGGATTTTACAAAAGAAGAATTAAAGAATTACATTAAGGAATATCAGAAGCGCAGTAAAGAAGCGTATTCTAGATCCCGTGCTATGCGTGTTGATCCGAAAGAGCGTGCCAAGTATCACAGAGAATACTTAGACGCACAGGCTATGATACGTAACATAAACTACAAGATGACAAAAGATACGTGGTTGTATGATGACTTACCCAACGGTCATTTTGTAAAACACTTTAGAGTTCTAGCATCTGGTGATCCAAACAGGGTAGGTAAATTAGTGGACGCATTTGGGAGAGAGTATGACGTACCAAGAAAGTGAAACCAAGTATGATGGTTATGCTAAAAAATTATTTTACGATTGGCGTAAAAACAAGAAAGGTAAAGTTCCTATTTGGGAGAACTTAAATTTTAAAGACCGAGATGAGTGGCGTGGTGTGGCTCAACTCATGAAACGAGAGCGAAGATACTATAAGAAACTTCGTTCGAAAGCAGGAGAAAAGAATGAAAGACCTACTACTCGAAGCAGTTAATGCACTTGTTCTCGCAAAGGGAAACAAATCATCAGCGGCTAAGAAACTAAACATTCCAAGATCTACTTTAGTTACGAGAATATCTGCGGCTGAACGAGAGAATATAGTTCCTACCGTCAAGTCACCAGATCTAGAAGTAGCTTTGGCAGAACAGAAGATGACTTATGATTTACAGATTAGGGATCTGAAGAATCAATTAGAAGAAGCTACATTACAAAATGTTACAGCTAGTTATGTACGCAAACACGTATTTAAATTAGGAGAATATGATCCTAGTCCACCCAAGTGGCTAGTTAAAGCAGCGCCATCTAAGAGTACACCTGGCGTTCCTACTTTGTTTCTATCTGACTTTCATTATGGAGAGGTAGTAAAGAAAGATGCTGTTAATAATTTAAATAACTTCAACAAAAAGATATCACAAGCTAGATTAAAAACTACTGTAGAAAATGCCATAGACTTATGTCACAATCACATGGTCAATCCAAAGTACCCTGGCATTGTGTTGGCTTTGGGTGGGGACATGATGTCTGGGAATATACATGACGAGTTGACAGAAACAAATGATGGTACAACAATAGATCATGTGTTAGAATTATTTGATCAAATGATCTGGACAATATCTACATTAGCTGATAAGTTCGGTAAGGTATTTGTACCTACGTGTTACGGTAATCACTCTCGTGCTTATCAACAGTACAGAAATAAAGAAGCGGCACATCTAAGTTTTGATTGGATGCTGTATAATTTATTAGAAAAACATTTTAAATCTGTTAAGGATAACAGAATTAAATTTCAGATACCGACTGGATTCGACACGTATTATAAAGTATACGACACTACGTATCTACTAACACACGGCGACAGGCTTGGTGTGAGAGGGGGTACTGGTATTGTTGGAATGCTTGGGCCTATTGCGAGAGGAGTCCAGAAGGTTAGATCAGAATATACAAACCTTGGCAAGTCCATTGACTATGTTATCATGGGGCACTTCCATCAGTATATATCTATCAAAGGAGCCATTGTAAATGGTTCACTCAAAGGCTATGACGAGTACGCTATGAGTAATCGTTTTGCTTTCGAGACACCAAAACAGGCTTTATGGTTTACACACCCACAACATGGTGTGACTTTCCAAGTTCCTATTATCTCTGAATTGGGGGTACCTAAGAAACGAACGAAAGAATGGCTTCAATGGGCCGCCTAAATCCGATTCATTGGGGGCTTGAATGTGCCCCCTTTGTCTGATATAATAGAACATTGGAGGTAACTATGGACAAAAATAAATGGACAGAAGATCAACAATTTTCTATGGGAATTGTAAAAATCGGCGGAGATGCTGTAAAAGTAGAGGAGAAAGAAGATGGCGATAAGTCGGAGTCAAACGAGTAATATGGTTAAGAATAAACCTACTATCAAGCCACCTAAACCTTTGCCAACTTTAGCGAGTAAAGGATTTGTCAATACGCAACAAACTAATAGAAATAATAAAAGACCTAAACTTACAGAAATAGCTAAACTAAATTTAAATCTCAAGAAAAATAAAGCTAAGACTTTATTTCCAGAGACTGTAAAAAAGAAAGTAGAAGTATGATAAAAGTTGCATTTGCAATT